ATTTTAAAGTTAGGCTTATTAAAGCGGTGCCCGCCGCTGCTCGCTCCTCCGACTTCAAAACCCCCGTCGAAACCATTGCGTCCCCAAACAAGAGATTTTGCTATTAAAGTATAACCAAAAAATCGTAAATTGTCAATGTCAAATAATCCCGTATAATCTAAATTTAATTTTTTATAGAGAGCGCTCAAAGAGAACGCTCTCTATAAATTTTATATTTCAACACTTACATTGAACTTTTTGAGCCAATAGTTAAGCTGAAGAAGATATGCGATTGTCTGGGGCGTTGCCATAAGCTGACCATACCACATCTCGCTTGCCGAAGCTCCCACAAGTGATTTAACGGCATTGTAATCTGCTATTTTAAATAGCGGTTCTTCGGGATTTTCCAGAAGTTCCGTAAGAAGCTTTTCCACTGCCAGTCTGTAGGACGGATTATGAGTTTTGGGATACGGACTTTTTTTGCGATAGAGAATTTCGGGAGGCAAAATATCCTCTGCTGCTGCACGAAGAAGCCCCTTTTCTCTGCCAAAAAGATCTTTTAACTCCCAAGGTACATTATACATATATTCCGCTATTCTGTAATCGCAAAATGGTACCCTTACCTCAAGGCCTGAATACATACTCATTCTGTCCTTGCGGTCAAGAAGAGTTTGCATAAACCAGTTCATATTAAGATATACCATTTCCTTCATACGTTTATCAACACTTTTGTCGCCTGAGTATTTTGGTGCCAATTCCACATACTCATCATAAAGCGAGTTTACATATCTTTTAGCATCTACGGATATGTCTTTGTTTAAAAAGCCGCTTCGGTATTCTGTCGACTGTGCCCAGGGAAAGCCATAGGCAGAACGTATTTTTTCATCTCTGTACCACGGATAACCGCCAAAAATCTCATCGGCACACACTTGTTGATATAGACAGTGTTATTCAAGCTTTGGATATAATTCAAGTGTAAAGTCATCTGCCGAATTCCCACGGAAAGCACCGTGTGTTGTTTTAAGATATACAGCTTTCGATATAACTTCTTTGAGCAAATTGTTTTTCTCTAAAGGAGATCCAAGAGAATTATATACAGCAAGAATGTTTTTTATTTTGGGAATCAGCATTTTACGCTTTGCACTTGTATTAGAAAATGCATCTAATTCAAACTTAATTTTATCATAATCTATTTGGGCAGAGTTTATTTTTTCTTTGAGTGTTGTTGCCCTTTGGGTATAGTCTTCTATGGTATATATATCCTGTTCCAAGAGTTCTTGTGCTTTTGCAAGCTGTTTTTTACTTGTTTCAATTGCGGTTTCTATTCTTGTAAGGCTATTGTTTAGTTCCGCCAAATAATTGTCGGAGTTATTGTTTGAGAACTGTTCTTCCAACTCGTATTTATGAAGCAGGGTTTGCAATGAGGCTAACATTCTTTGTTCAACAAGGTCATATGGAGCACTTACATTATCGCAGGTTTTTGCGTGACATACAAGATAATCTTTTTTATTCTCGGAATATGATTTCCGAAAGACCATTTTCCGACCGCATTTTTTACATATGACAAGGCTTGCCAAAGATCCTCTTAATTCGTTTTTATATCCTATAGGCATTGCAGGTTTCTCTAAAAGAGTTTCTTGTGCCTTAAAGAAGATTTCTTCACTTATTATAGCTTCGTGCATACCATCTACCAATATACAATCATTGTTGTAATTTATAGGACGAGATGTGATTCTTTCGCCATTGAGCGTCTTTTTGACTTTTTTTCTATATCCCCATCGTATTTTTCCACAATAGGTCGGATTTGTGATGATGTCCTTAATTGTTTCCTTTTGCCAATAATCGTGACGGATAGGTGGAATATGCATTTCATTGAGTTTGCGGGCAACTGCCTGCATACCAAGGGGAGTATATATGCCGTTTTCATCTGTGGAGCCTTCGGTATATAACTTATAGATAAGTTTAACTACCTTTGCATCTTCGGGAATTATTTCCAGAGTATAACCCTTATCGTTTGGTATTTTTACTTTACGGTAACCAAACGGAGCTATACTGCCTACAAATTTTCCTTCTCGGGCGGATGCTTCTCTTCCTCTTTGCAATCTGCGGTTAATAGTCTTGTATTCTCTCCGAGACATAAATAAACCAAATTCAAAGTATTCTTCATCGAATTCGTCGCAAGGGTCATAAGTTTTTATAGGTGTTATAATTTTGGTGTTACTGTATTTGAAGCACTGGGAAACTATTCCCTGGTCAATGGTATCGCCTCTGGCAAGTCGCTCTACTTCCATTACAAGTACACCTGTCCACATACCTTGCTCAACTTCTGATAGAAGCTGTTGCATAACAGGACGGGAAGATATGGTCTCACCGGATACAATTTCTTTATATATTGAACACAGATTTATGTGCATCCTTTTTGCAAGGTCCTTGAGTGAGTTTTCGTGTCTTGCAAGTGTTTCCCCCTCACCGCGAAGCTCGGCTTCCATATCAACACGGGATTTACGCACATAAGCACAGTATTTACCGTCTAACATATTTTGTATCATATAGAATACCCCCTTTGATTTTTATTGACAAATCAAACGAGATATGCTAAAATACACTTATCTTTGGGTGTGCTTTTAGCATATCTTTTCAAGGTGCTCCAACACCTTGATTTCCGTCCTGCTCCAACAGGGCGGATTTTTTTATTTTAAAATTCTACTTTACATTCTACGACTTTTCCGATTACATCAATGTTTGTATCTTTAAGGTTATAAAATTGTATGTTATGTTCTGGGTTAAATGATTGAGGTATCAGTTGTACAACCTCGCCGTCTTGTCTAAACCTCTTTACAGTAGCATCATCGCTACCGACTCTTACTACGGCGATTTCGCCATTTTCAACAATGTCTTGTTTTCTTACTATTATAATGTTTCCATCATTTATTTGTGCTGCGGACATGCTATCTCCCTTAACTCGTAAAGCAAAGTACTCAGCTCCGCCGTTTAATTCGGTATAGGTGTAACCCTCTATGTGATCGTCTGCATATAAAGGAAGACCAGCTGATATAAATCCAAGTATTGGAATTTTGTGTATTTTTGGATTATAGGGAGTACCTATGTTATTGTCCTTTGAAATTACTCGTTTGTTTTCTTTTAAAATACTAAATCCCATTAGACTATCAATACTAACATTAAAATAGTCTGCAATTTTTTTTAGTGTTGCATCTGCTTTTGGAATTCGTTTCCCCTGTTCATACATTCCAATTGTACTTTTGGAAACACCAATTATTGATGCTAGCTCTTCTTGGGATAGTCCTTTTGCTTTTCTAAGATTTCTTAAAACGTCAGCAAACATATAATCACATCCTAACCACCATCAATTATATACACAAAAAGTGTATATGTCAACAACAAACACCACATTTTGTGAAAAATATACAAAATTTAAAAAACACATTGACTTTAACCACAAATCGTGGTATTTTATAATAAAGACCACGATTTGTGGTCTAAGTTGACAAGAAAGGAGCATGAGAAATGGATACAAAACAGGAAACAGTAGTTATTATAATGGATTACATTAAGGCATTACGTGACCAAATACCAAATCCCGAACAGGTTTGTTTGTTACATGAAATGGTGGAATTCTATAGGATTCTTATGACGATATGAAGTTATCTGTGTGATTTGTATATAGCCTCATATATAGTGGTATAAAAATCTGCTATCTGTTTAGCGTTATGTTGATTTTTTGCTTCTGCCTTTTCGTAGTTGCTTTTCCATGGTGTGTTGTCAAAGTCAATCATATTATTTTCAATTGCTGTTTTTGTAAGGAGCGAAGCTGCTTCTATAGAGTTCATTATATCACCTCCTTGCATGAATACTTAAACTGTTCGGGATTAAAAACACATTAACACAATCTGTGCATAATTTCTACATGCAATTCGAGATGTTTACAATTATTTTACATATAAGTTGTTAGGAGGTGATGTTTGTGGGAATTAAAATAAATGAATTTAGAAAATCCATCGGAATTTCTTTGGAAGATTTTGCAGGAACATTAGGTTATTCAATTTCATATGTAACAAAAATCATATATGGACAAAGGGAACCAAGTAGAAGCTTTTTTAAGAGGCTGAAAGAGAAATATCCCAGTATAGACTTAAATTATTTTTTTTAATATCAAAACCACGAAATGTGGTTTTGAACTAAACGATAACAGAGAAAGGAGAGGAGGGAGAATATGAATAGGTTAAAAATTTTTAAGGACAAAGAAGGGTTTTCAAAATTAGAGTTAAATGGAGTACCGCTTGAGCAGGTATTGGATTTTAGTTATAACAAAACCTCTGCACACGATAGCACAGAGGTTGTTATAAAACTTCATGTAGATGAACTGGGAGAAATCAATATCAAATAAGTGGGATTTTTGATATGAATTCCATTACTGCGGAAAGACTGTTTTTGAAACGGTTTTCCATAATGATTATGGCTTGATTTTTTAGTTCAAATCCACCATCCACATACATTTGTACATATCCACAATTTTTCAATTCAATAACTGAGTCATAATAGTCATCTCTTGTGACCTGTGGTATGTATGTATTCCGTATGTTTTGGGTTTCGGAAAAATATACTGCTTCAGATTTTGACATACCATCTTTGCGACGTTGTAGATAGATTTTATATAGTTCGCAAAGTATACGGTATGTAGCATTTGTTAAATTAACTTCTGACATTATAATCGCCTCCTTTTAGGTGATTATAGCATAGGGAAGGGCAAAATTCAAGGAAACAAATCAAAGGGAGAGAGGTGAGATAGATGCCAGAAACACAAGACTTGAAACAAATAATCTTGAAAATTCAAGACAAAAACTGTAATTATCTGCGACATAGGAGTAACGATAACGAGGTAAAGAAGAAAGGGGGGAGATAGATGTGGATAAATACGATATCGCATTGATTCTATCGATTATATCAATAATTCTTACTATAGTAACTAAAATTAAGAATAATTTTTAATTTATATGTATTTTGGTTTAATATTAAATATTTCTTCTGGAATATCCAAATTCAATAGTTTAATGCCACGATTTGTGTGAAACTTGATATGTTTAGGTGAGCGTAAAAAATGCCCTTCTTTTACTGGCGATGTGTAATTGATATAAAAGAATCCACCCCAAACACCAAGACCTTCTATGGTGTGAGGTAATTGCTCAGAGAGATATGTGCGTTTATTTTCAATAACGCCACCAACTCGACTTGTTTTTTCAAGTATTATTTCTGGCACCCATCCAAATTCATAAGATTGTTCATCATATTCGAAGAACATTCGACTTATTGATATGGGAAGCCGTGAATGGTTTTCTATTGATAATTGGAAATATATTAACTCGCGACTATTGATAGGACCTGTATTACATAGTTTACAATTTATGCTCAATTTTGAACGATTGTTCCAAAGGTCCTTCGCAAAATTCCATAAAGATAAAACAAACCCAAATACAGCTATAGCGAATGTAATATTACTTTTGGTTAAATATTTCAAAATAATCAGCTCCTTTAAGCTGATTATAACACGATAATTTATTGGTTTCAAGAAAAGAATAATAATTAAAAATCGGAGGTCAAAAATGATTTATTTTATTTGTTCAGCATTATTAGCAGCGGTTATTGTATTAGCCGTTCAGAGTATCAAGTGGTACATTGCTACCGTAGCACTTATCAAGTGGATATCAAAGGCAGGTCTTACTCCACCTTCGCTTGATGAGATACAGCAAAGTGTAAGCAAGGTTGTAGGGAATATTATTAAAAAATTTTTTGGATGGAAATGAAAGTGTTATTCAAGCGGTCAAGCAGTACATTCATATTTATATAACGAGGTGATAAAAATGGCTGTTATAGCTAAGTACAAAATAGGTAATTCAAAAATCGTAATTCGTGATGACGATTGTGTGAAAACACCGGAAGAACGCAAAAAAATACTGGATAACATATCAAAGCTTGCGGCATCTTGTGTGTCCAGAGGCGGTATCAATGACACGCCGATGGAGTTTGATGATCCCATAATAGATGTTGGTCCGGATGGTGATTGGGATTCTGCAGGAACTGTAATATATCCCGGCAGACCTATCACGGCATAATTATACGGACTTCTGTCCGTATGGATAAAAGTAGGACAAGGAGGTAAAAACGTGAGTTACAGGACGTGCCCTTACTGCAGAGCAAACATTGACTGCGGTGAACACTGTGATTGCAGAAATGAAAATACGAAAGCGGAGGTAAAGGATTATGAGGTTAAGGATAGTAAGTCCGGAGAGGTTTTGCACGGTAGTTGCGATACTGGTAATGATAGCGTTCTTATTGGGTTGCGTTTGCTCAGGGAACGGCTACGAAGTTGAAGAGGTATCTATACACGATGGAGATACTCTATGGAGCATAGCAGATAAATACACGGATGATAAAGAGGATGTAAGAGAGACTGTACATATAATCAAAAAAATCAATGGAATGGATGATGTAATTGTTTATCCCGGTGAGGTGATATATGTTCCGATATATGTTAAATAAAAAAAGCCCCGACCGCCAAAGCAGTCGAGACCATAACCAAATTTATTTTAGCATACAATTACAAAAAATACAAGTAACAATATAAAAATCGGAGGAAAAAATGTCTAACATATTATGCGAATGTTCACAATGCGGACAAGATATATACAAGGAGTATTCCTTTTATAAAGACAATGAAGATCACTACTTCTGCGATAAAGACTGTGCAATAGATTTTGCGATAGAATGTCGCGGTATTATAAAGACCGATTATGAGGGAGAGAGACCATAATATGAGTAAATTAACAGTATACAACCAACTCATTCAGAGCCCTGATGAATGTCTTAGGTCAATTAACAGGGAAATAGGACTTAAAACTAAATGTGTTCCCTTTGCTGTTAAGGTTATAGAGGGACTTAAAACACTTAATATTAAAACAGAGCAGGATGCATTAAATGCGGCAAACACTTTGATGTCGGGTCTGCAGACTCTTTGGCAGGGCGGAGTTATGCCCGAGGATTACGACAAGATTGATTTCATCAAGCGAGGAAATGTCATTGTACCAAGTGCAAGGGTAGAAGCCTTTCTAAGAGCAGCAGCAAGAAAGGGATATCGAATAACCGACACAATTGTTGCCGTGCCTGTTCCCGATGCAGACACTACATACTTCAAAGAGAATTTTTATGACGGCGACATAATTTACACCCTGGAAGACAAAAGGATAGCTCCCGACAGGGAGGTTACTGTGAAAAGAATGCTCGACAGATACTTTTCCAAATTCATATGCCGTCTTGATATTCACGATGTTCAGAAGAACAAAAGAGTAGTAATGACGGTATGTGAAATGAGCCTGGACGAAATCCTTACCGTAGCAGCTGCGAGTGAGCAGGGTTTCTATAAATCATTTTGGGAAAAACAAGGGCAAAAGAAGCGTAAGGTCGTAACAAATGAGCTTAACCCAAACAGCTTCTGGAGTAAGTGGACGGGCGAAATGGTAAACAAGACAATCATCCGCAGAGCACTCAAGAGAGTAAAGGAAGTTCTTCCAGAGCTTGAGGAAGCTATTTATGCATTTGAGCAGGAGAATATAGAGGATATTCCCGTTGTAGAAGATGAAATCGTGGTACCTATGAAAGAAAATATTCCCGATGTGAATTTGTACAAGCTTACAGAAGATCAGAAAGCAGATGCGTTAGAAACATATAATTTGTTTGTGGCAAATCCCAAGCTTGCAGAGGACAAGTTCATAGAGATAAAGGAACGCATAGCAAAGGGTGACAGCAGACAGGACATAATCAATGATGAATATGCAAGTCTTGTTGCTCTGCAGAGGTCAAAAACAAAGTGGGCGGAAATAGGGGGCTACTTCGATGAAAAAAACAAAGCTTAAGCAGGGAACACTTGTGTGGGAAAAGGCAAGGTCTACAAGAATAGGCGGTAGTGAGGTATATGACATTGTAAGATATTATGCTTCGGACGAAGATCTTCAAAACTGCGGTATCAATGCAGAGGACTTTAAGAACGAGGAGCCTTTTACTACAACCTGGGCACTGTATCACAAGATTATAAATGACGGAGTATACAAGAAAGAAGCTCTTCCGCCCGAATATGCAGAGTACGGCCATAAAGTAGAGCCATACGGTGTGTATGTTCTTCAAAAGAACCGCAAAAAGAAGCTGAGACCCGGGGAAGTGTATGTCAATGACAGGCTTGTTGCAAGCCTTGATATATCGGGATTTGCAGAAGAAGTTGATAGTTATGAGGAATTTAGCTACGGCAAAGGCCATCCGACAATAGGCGAAAGATTTGTGTGTGAGCAGAAGTCAATGCTTCCGCAAAAGTTCAGTACAAGACAGATACCTTTCAAGTACATAGTGCAGGCACAATATCAGTTGGAAATGACGAGGGCAGACTTCTATATTTTGCAGATTATGGTGCTTAAAGAAGACACTCCGTTCATACGGGGTAAGATTTGCCAGATGTCGAAGCCTACAAGATACAAATATCTTGATGAACATATGATGGTTAAGAATATATACTTCCGAAGTAATGAACATTTGGGACAGCTGATAAAAGTATGCCTTGACAGATTTTTCGATGATGTAAAGAACAAAAAAGAACCCACAGCATATATTTCGGGTGATAGTAAGCAGAACATCATAAGGAGCATACATCTTAATAGCGCATATAATCCCGATGCGGTAGCGAACTATGATTTATCCCACTTTGCTAAGCTGAGAGATAACAGCGAGAAGTGTGACAATGAGCTTCGTGAGGAAATACAGAGGATAGTTAATATCGCAAAGGAAAACAATGTCTGCAAATTTGACAGCGGTAACGGGATAACAGGAAAGTTTGATAAGATTGGACGATTTCTTATAAGAGTACCGGAGGATTACGAAAATGAAGCTAAGACCGTATCAAAATGAGGCTGTGTGTCACGCAGTTGATATGATTGCAGAGAGAGGAAATTCCCTTATAGTTGCAGGTACGGGAGCTGGAAAAACAATTATGATGGCTTCGGCAATAGGTAAGTTTTGCAAAGGTTTTCGTTCTACAAATGGAAGATATCCTCATATCCTTGTACTTGTTCACAGAACAGAGATACACGGACAGAATCACGGTAAATTTTCTCTTGTATGTCCTGAAATTCCAACCTCGGAAATTACGCAGGCAAAGAAAAGCCTAAGAGGATTTGTGCACTTTGGTATGGTTCAGACAGTTGTAAATTTATTACCGCAGTTTGAAAAATCCCATTGTTATTTTGACCTTATAGTAATAGATGAAGCACATCACGCAGCTGCTTCAACCTATGAGAAGATTATAGAATGGAACACCATAGGAAATCCCGATACGGCAGTTCTCGGTGTGACAGCTACACCAAACAGAGGTGACGAGCTTCCGCTTGTACACCTTTGGGACAACTACTTTCAGATAACCACAAAGTTCCTTATAGACAGTCATTATCTTGTTAAGCCTACATTTCTGGATTTGTCTCCTGTATTTACAACGGGCGACAAGGTGGAAAAAGGTCACCTTGGTAAATACATACAAAATGATATGGAAGGCAGGGCGGTAATATCCAAGCTGTGTGATGATTACCTTAAAAACAAATTGCCCGGGAAGACGGTAATTTTTGCTCCCTCGCATGAGTTCTGTGAGATGATATTTGACATCCTCAAGGAAAAGGGCAGAAATCCTGCTTACCTTGCATTAGGACTTGATGAGGTTACAAGAAAGAATGTTCTTGACAGCTTTGAAAACGGCGACTGTGATGAGCTTATCAATGTTGACATATGCACGGAAGGATATGATTATCCTCAGCTTGCAAATCTTGTGGACTTTGATACTAACGGAACACACGGCCAATGGGTGCAGAAGGTCGGAAGAGTCTTGAGGACGGCACCAAACAAGGTTAAATGTCTTGTAATGGATTTCGGCGGAAATGTAGATTTATACCCCGAAGGCGTTGAAACCGATGTAAATCTTGAGGGAGCAGTTAAGAATCCGAGAGGAAGAAAGCTCACCGAGGATGATTTTTTCAAAAAAAGAGCTTCGGGCGAAAGGTTTACAGCACAGATTGCAGGTCAATATGAGGAAGTATACACACCGTATCACCTTCCCGATGGATTTGAAACTGTCAACGATGCTGACTACGGAATAGTTACCGTGGCTTGTGGTGAAAATGCCGACTGTATTCTTGTAAAGAAGGACGAAACATATCGGTTGTTTGTCGGAAACAAAAGCTCGTTAAAATTGAATTTTAGCGGTGATTTCAAAAGGTGTATGGAACAGGCAATTAAACATATAGGCAAGCCGATTAAAGCGGACAAGCCCATAAGCAGAATGCAGATTAAATTGCTTGCACCAGAGTATCCCACATCGGCACTTGATTGGTACGGTGCGAACTGTTGCATAACATGGAAGGTATGGAAGGATACGGTTGTTAAATTGATGTGAAGGGGGTTAAGTTGTGGAAGCGGTAGGAACCATACACAAAGTTAAAGATAATATGGCAATCATCGTTGCCGCTGTTGACCCTTATCTTGTTGAAAGGCAGAAGATATCAAGGTGCCTGGTAAAGTATGATGACGGCAGACACATAACTGCCCATCAGAGAAAGAAGGTTTATGCTATCCTTGGTGATATCGCAGAGTTTACAGGCAATATTCCGGAATATGAAAAGGAACTGCAGAAGTGCTTCTTTATTGCAAGGTATGGCGGTGAGGATTTTAGCCTTTCGGATTGCTCGGTAAGTACTGCAAGAGAGTTTATATCCTACCTCATTGACTTCTGCTTCGAGAACAATATCGGTACCAGAGATACACTTCTGAATAATACGGACGATATCAGCCGATATCTTTATTCCTGCCTTGCAAACCGCAAGTGCGCCGTATGCAATAAAAAGGCAGAAATACATCATTGCGAAGGCTCAAGGGTGGGTATGGGCTTTAACAGGCGGAAAATTGACAATGTAGGCAGATATGCAATAGCTCTTTACAGGAAGTGTCACAACAAAGCTCACAACGATGAGAAGAGATTTTTTGATAAATACCATATATACGGAATTAAACTTGATAAATATCTTGTTGATAAGCTTGGTCTATAGGAGGATATATGAAAAAGTTAAGTCAATGCGAAATGATAATAAATTACATCAAGGAATTCGAAAGTATAACAACTCTGCAGGCATTTAGAGACATAGGATGTACGAGACTTGCATCGAGAATAAATGACCTTAAGAATCAAGGTTATAGGTTCAGGGACGAGTTTGTGACGAGTAAGAACCGATACGGAGTTAAGGTCAGCTACAAGAAATACTACCTGGAGGGAGATAATGGAACCGTGGATAAAACTGTACAGGAAGTTTAGGGAGTGGGAATGGTACAATGACCCGGTTGTAAAAGCTGTCTTTATAGAGCTTCTGCTTACTGCAAATTGGAAGCCTACAAAATGGAAGGGTATAGACCTTGATGTTGGTGAAACAATTATCGGCCGTAAAGAGCTTGCCGAAGCAGTGGGTGTTTCAGAACAAAATGTTAGAACTGCTCTAAAAAAATTAGAGAAAGCAAACACAATTGTTAAAAAATCAACCAACAAATATACTGTCGTAAAGGTGCTTAATTACTGCAATTATCAAGGTTTTGATAACGAGAGCCAACCAACAACTAACCAACAACTAACCAACAATCAACCAACAACTAACCAACAACTAACCACACCTAAAGAATATAAGAATTTAAGAAATATAGATATATATAATTATTATTATTATTATAACAGCGATTTCAAAACAATCGTAAACGCTTATGAAAATAACATCGGTGTTGTAGCTCCTATGGTGTTTGAAACTCTTAAGAGTTTTTATGATGACCTCGGTGCAGAGCTTACAGTGTATGCCATAGAAGAGGCAGTAAGAGCTAATGCTCGCAACATTCGTTACATAGAGGGCATTGTAAGGAGCTGGAAAGAAAAAGGAATTACAAGTGTTGAAGGTGCTATGCTTGCCACAGCAGAACACCGCACTAAGTCGACTGCTAAGTCGAAGTCGGGTGCCGGACCGATTGTAACCAACAAAAAGAATTTCTTCCAGGATTACGATGATGAATTAAGCGAGTTTGAAATTGAACTTATGAGAAATAGGACAAGCGGAGGACGAGATGATTAACATAACTGGACAGACAAATTTCTTAGATGAAATCATAGTTGACAATTTTGCCGGTGGGGGAGGAGCTTCAACAGGCATAGAACTTGCAACAGGCAGAATTGTAGATATAGCAATTAACCACGATCCAGATGCGGTGCTTATGCACAAGACCAATCATCCTTACACAAAGCATTATTGCGAGAGCGTATGGGAAGTAGATCCAGTAAAAATTTGTGAGGGCAGACCCGTAGGACTTATGTGGCTTAGCCCCGACTGTAAACACTTTTCAAGAGCCAAAGGCGGTAAGCCGGTGAGTAAGAATGTGAGAGGACTTGCGTGGATAGCCGTGCGGTGGGCAGCAACAGTGAAGCCAAGAGTTATAATTCTTGAAAATGTCCCTGAGTTCGTGACCTGGGGACCTCTTGATAAGAAAAACCGCCCAGATGAAAAACAAAAGGGAAGAACGTTTAAAAGCTTTGTTAATGCATTAAAGCGATATGGGTATGAAGTGGATTGGAAAGAAATAAAGTGCTGTGACCTGGGTGCACCTACGATTCGCAAAAGATTTGTACTTGTAGCAAGATGTGATGGAAGACCTATTGTTTTTCCAAAGGCGACACATGGGGAAGGATTAAAGCCTTATCGTACAGCAGCAGAATGTATTGATTGGAGTATTCCGTGCAAATCTATTTTTGAACGCAAAAAACCCCTTGTAGAAAACACTCTCAGAAGAATAGCAAGAGGGCTTGATAAATTTACTATTAAGTCGGACAAACCATTCATTGTGACGTGTAATCATAGTGGTGAAGGATTTAGAGGACAGGATATAGACAAGCCATTAAATACTATTACACAGAAGTGCACGGATGGAGTGGTTTTTCCGTATATTGCTTCAATGCACTTTGAAAACAAGGGAACTGCTGCAGATGCGCCTTTAAGTACAATAACTACTGTTAACAGTCATTATGCAGTATGTCCGCATATATCGAAATACTTTGGCGGTGTTGTCGGTGCAGATATTGAAAATCCATTACCAACAGTAACTGCTGTAGACCACAATGCATTGGTAGGAGCTTCGCTTATTCAATATCATTCAGAAACAGCGGAAAATGAGGTAAGAGGACAATCTCTTTATAGACCACTTATGACAGTTGATATGACACCAAGGTATGCACTTACAACTGCAAACATCGTGAGGTATTATGGTGGAGCCGATCAACATAATTCTGTTGAATCACCATTGCCAACGGTTACAACAATGGAAAGGCACGGACTTATAGAAAGTCATCTTTGTGTATTCCAAAACAATATGGATTGTAAGCCTATGGAAGAACCGGTACCGGCAATCACATCAAAAGAAAAACTTGCTGTTATCAAAACCAAGGTTATAAAGTACAACGGAGAACAGAATTTATATTATTGGCCTGAGGTCAGGGAACTTCTTAACAAATACTGCGGATATAATCTGGCAGACAATGAACTACTTTTGCTTGTGATAAATGGTGATTATTGTTTTATAGCAGATATCGGTATGAGAATGCTTGAACCGAGGGAGCTATATAATGCACATGGCTTCCCGGTAGATTACATAATCGATATTGACTATAAGGGAAATCAATATCCAAGAAGTAAACAGGTAGCAAGATGCGGTAATTCAGTACCGCCACCGCTTGCAGAAGCTATGGTG